GACCGTCGTAATGTCCGCGTTGGTCGTCCAGTCGGCAGCCGCGACGCGGTAGCCCCGGACGTGCAGGCGGTCCGAGGACTCGTCCATCGTGTAGACGATGAAGTCGGCCCCGCCGTTACCGACTTCGACCCGCACCTGGTCGGACTGCTATGCCCCGTTCCAAGGTGCATTCCCTGCGGACCCGCCGACGCTTGACCATGAGGTCGCGGACAGGTCATAGAGCGAGCAGTTGACTTCGCCGTTCTGGTTCGCTCGCGAGGCCACTAGAATGTCCCCGTTGGTCGCGACCGCCATGCCAATCGACGAGGCGCCGGAGGTATTGTCGACCGCTGTCCACGACTCAGCAACGTCCATCGCCGACCATGCCTCAGTGCCAATGTCGAACGTCGCGTGCTGCGTCTCGTTGTCGGTCTTGTCGAGCCAGACGACGTGCATCAGGTCGGCGTCGTTCGGGTTGCCGTTCTGGACTTCCCAGTACCACGCGCACGACCGTGGGTTGTGAGTCAGGGCACCTGCCGCGTCCACCTCAGCCCAAGTCGCACCGCTGTCGGTGGTCTTGAACATAACGATCTGGGTATCAGTGTTGTTGTAGAACGCGAAATACCCAGTGGTGATGCTCGTCCATCGGATGCGCGATGCCGCGTCCCGTTCGTTGTGAGCGCCTGCCGTGTTGCCGAAGATCGTAACGTCGGCCATACGCTACGGCCTCGTGCGCTCCCGGTAGATCGCCTCGAAGTCAGCCCGCCGACGCGGACGGACGATCCCGTCGTCTTCCTTGACTGCGTACGCCCCCGGAGTAATGATCTCGACGATGCCCCGCGCCTCACCCCGGTACGCTTGCACGATCTCGATCGTCCCTTCGGTCTGGTCGAGACTCGCGAGGTGCCCGAGGCGCGTCAGCCACGCAATCATCTCGATCGCGTTACTGCCGTCAAAGAGCAACGCATTGAACGTCGAACGCGAGACGCGCGGCTCGTACTGACGCTCGGGCATTGGACTACGACAATCCGAACAGGCCGTTGGCGTGAATCGTGACGGTCAGGGTGTTCCCCGTCGTCGCCGTCACGTCCGCCGGCGCGTCGTCGAGCAGGCAGTAACAGACGATGTTGCCGCCGACCTCGTAGATCGCCGCGAAGCGCGCCACGATCGATCCGCCCGAGGCAGTCCAGACCGGGTTCGTCGTCTCGTCGACCTTGACCGTGGTGGTGCCAGAGAGCGCGATCGTGCAGGCGATGCCGCCGGCCGTGTAGCCGGCGGCCGCCGCGTGCTCATTCGTGACTCCGGAGAACGCCGTCGACGCCGCTCCGAGGTTGGAGGTCGACAGGAACAGCGCCATCTTGAAGGTGTCGGTGTCGAAGTCGAACGTGCCATTGAGCATCGACGTGCGGACGCCGTTCGTGAACGTCCAGGCGCCGGCCGCTCCACCCGCGATCGGCCTCAGTCCTGAGCCGGCGAGTACTCGTTCAGCAACACGTAGGACTCGTAGTGAGTCGAGTTCCGCCTCGACGGAAAGGGGGCGATCGATAACCTGATTCATCATTGACTCCCGCTTCAGCTGCTTCGGCATCCTACCACCACGATACTCCAGGAACACGGCACCGACAGCCGGGATGACCGGCCGCACGAGAGCCGCGTAGGTGCTCATAGCCATGACTCCTTTACCGCGTTATCCGCGAGATTGTGCCGCGTTTTTCAAGCTGGCGCAGCATGCCAGATACCGCGTCCGCTACTTGCTGGGGCGTGCCCAGCGGTTGCGTCACGTTCAGGTTGATGACCGTCGTGCCGCCACCGGCACGCTGGCCCGGGGTCAGCACCTCCTCGCCGCCATGGACCACCGCCAGCGTGGGGCGTCCGGTAGGCCCGCCGACAACCCCACCAGAGGCGAACCCAGGGATACCAAACGACGGCAGGGTAGGGACGCTGGGGAGGCTCGGCAGATTCGGTGTGGGGATGGACTGAATTTTATCGATGAGGGATTGCACCTTATCGATAATCTTCTGAATCGGCTCCTGCATCGCTGCGAAGGCGTCCACCACAACCGTGGCCACCTCCTTGGCCTTGCCAGCGACCAGCGCGATCTCGTCGCGGAACTTGATAGCAGCGATAACTAGCCCAATCGGGCCGAGGAAGAGCTGGGCCAGTAGGGCGAGCTTGGGGTCCATGTTGTCAACGGCATCCAATACCGTATCGCGCATCGACTCCCAATTCTCCTTGATGTACCCAACGGCGAAGACGATGCCCGTGATGGCGACCAGCGCGGCCGACACCGGCCCGAACGCCAGCACCATGGCGACGCCCACGGCTGTCACCGCCGCGACCATGGCCACCTCGTTATCCATCAGGAAGCGGCCGAACGTCTCAAGCGGCGGCCAGATGGTCTCGAGCCCGACAATGAACAATCGGAACATTTCCTCGACCGCGTCGCCGATGCCGGTTAGCGCCGAGTTGATCTTCTCCTCGTTGTCCACAAACCATACAGACAGCCGGTCCACCGCCGGGAGCACCTTCTCGTCGAGCAAGGTTTGCAACCCGGTGAACACGCGGGTAATGACCGGCTCGAGGCCCACCGCAAGGCTGTTCTTCACTTGCGCGAAGCGGTCGCCCATCGTGAGGCTATTGTTGCCAAGCTCCTCGACGGTGCCACCGGCCGCCAGCAGCGTGGCCACCAGATCGTCAGAGGTGGGCAGCAAGTCGTTGCGGATAGCCGTGGTCATCCGCTGCGCACCCTCGGCCCCGAAGGCCGAGGTCGCGATGGACAGGGCCTCGGTCTCGGTGCCCGCGTTTTTGATGGACTCAATCTGCTCGTTGAGCGCGCCCTTCAGGTCAGTTACGCCACCCTGCGCCAGCTTGCGGAAGTTGGCGTTTAGGGCAGGCATCACCCGCGTAACGTCGATGCCCGCGCCCTCGAGGGTGCCGAACAGCAGCGCCGTCTCTTCGAGGCTGTAGCCCGCGTTCTTTAGGACCGGCCCGAACGTCTGCACCTTGCCCGACAGGGCGTCGAGGGGTACGCCAGTGTCTTGCGACACCCGAGCCATGAAATCCAGAATGTTTGTGAAGTCGTCTGCGTCCCGCTGAAAGATAACCATCGAGTCGGACACGCCTGAAATCGTGCCGCCTAGGTCAACGTCAAACACGCGCGAGGCGTCCAGCGCAGCGGCCGTAGCCTTCTCGAGCTCGGGGCCAGTCAGGCCCAGCTCGGTGTTCAGGTCAGCCGTAGCCTGCGCCACCTTGTCGAAGCCATCCGGCCCGGTGCGTGCGACATTGCGGAAGCTTTCTGACAGCGCCTCGAGCTGCTCGCCTGTGGCCCCGGTGCCCGCCGCGATCTGGTCGTACGCCTTGTCGAAGTCTGCGCCCAGCTTGAGGATGGCCGCGCCACCGGCGACCGCCCCGGCGGCCAGCCCCAGCGCGGCGAACTTGCCCACTTGCTTCAGCTTGCCGCCCAGTGTGCCGAGCTTGCCGTTGGCCTTGTCGATGGCCTTGCCAAGGCTGGACGCATCGCCCAGCAGCTTGACGCCAATAGTCTGCTCGGCCATTAGACAATCCCCGCGTTCTTGAACCCGGCTTTGCGCATCACGTCCACCAGCGTCTCGCTGATGCTTTCAGTGAACTCCTCGAGGCCCTCAACCGCCGCCCTCCACAGGAACCGGCCACTGCTGCCTTCGCTGGCTGGGGCCTTCGGGCTGAACTGGGGCCACTTGTCCGACCCGAACTCCTGCCCGCCCATCTCGGGGAACCTCTTACCGCCAGCGACAATCTTCACATCGCCGCGCAGGGTGGCCAGCGTCCGCATCCGGGCTGCGTGCTTGCCGGTGTGCTGTTCGTAGTGGCCACGATAGAACGCCTGCGCCTCGGGGATCATGCGATCGCCCGCTTCCTTGGCCCGCACCTTGATCTCCTTGGGGAGCTGGTCGTTGATAGCCTTGAGTCCCTTGATGGTCTCACGGAGGTTCTCGACCCGCATGGTGGCAAGGCTGGCCATCGTCGTTCCTACTTCTTAGTCAACGACGCCCGCAGGCGTTTGTAGTCGCGGTACGTGAGATCCCGGAACTCGGTCGGGGTGTACCCGAAGGCAGATGCGAACGCAGCCATATCCTCATCGATGGACCCCCACCACCGATCAGCGTGCGCCCGCGCCTGCGCCTCGGTCATCCGGGAGGGTCCACGGCATCACCGCTCAATCCGCCGAGGATGGCAGTCAGCGGCACCGCCCGGGTGTCGTCGTATGTCACCCCAGGGTGACCCTTCCGCAGGGCCACGTACGCCAGCGCCCGCAAGTGCGCCACCGGCATCTCGTCCGCGTTTTGCTGGAGGCTCGTCCCCAGCTTGCGGATGCCCAGCCCGGTCAGGTCTTCAAGGTCTTCAAGGTCGCCCAGCGTGAGCGAGTCGAAGTCCAAAGCGACGTTCATATCGTCCTGCCAGACGAACGCGGCCGTCGTCTGGTCTACTGCCTTTTTCGCGGTCATCGTTACCCCTATCGCGGTCGCGGCCCTAGTAGGTCGCGACGCCGTTCGTCAATGCCACGCTCAACATTTTCGCGCTGGTCGCGTCGTGTCGCCCCTCCAGTGTGGCCGTGATGGTCCTGATGCCATCGTCCTCGCTGAATGACGGCTGCGACGTGTACCGGAAGGCACCTTGTAGCGCCAGCGTGCTGGTACCGGCCCCGGCGGCCTCGAGGCTCATGAACCGCAGCGTCCCCGCCTTCCACGCAGCGTACTCGGTCGCGGCATCGCCGTTGAACCAGTACTCGATCTCAAGCTGCACCCCGGGCGCGCTGCGGAGGATGCCGCCGTAATCGAGGTTGGTACGCGCGTCCATCGCCATGCGCGGGCGTACACCCGTCTGCACCGAGTACTTGAACTTCTTGATGAGCCCAGTCTTCTGCGTGTTGCCAAGGTTGGCCCAGGAGCTATCAACGAAGAGGCCGAACGACCCACCCGCGATCTCCTCCCGGGCGATGGGCGTCTGGCTGGCGGTGTACGTGCTGGCCTGCTCGGCGCGGGCCATCCACTCCGCTGTGAACTTGGCGGCCTCGCTGTCGCCACCCTCCACCGCGAACCCGGTGCACACCGCATACCCCATCTCGGCCTCGAGGTGGCGGGTGCTGCCGTCAGTGAACGACACCTCGAACGATGCCGTATCGATGGCGTGGGGTACGGTGAGGCTTGGCGTCCAGACGCGATCGTACGGAGGCCCCGAGCCGGGGCCATCGGCGTCGAGGCCGCAGTTGAGCGCGATGCCAAGCTGCTGGTAATCGAGCATGTGGGTATACGACAGCGCCGACCCGCGAACGATGACGAGGTCGCGCGTAATCGCGAGCACCCCGTGCCGGTCCTCGACGGGCACCCGCTCGATGTTGGGGGCGTACGACCCGCCGCCGCCCTCTAGTTCGATGACCGTGTCAGCGGCCACGATGGTGCCCGGGGTCGACTCGGTGCCGTACTGCACTGCCTCCAGTGCGACGATGGCCTCAGCCATGGCTAGTTCTCCTCGTTGGTGGTGTCAGCGTCCGGCTGCACCTCTTGATTGCCAGGCACGTACGGCCCTATGTCTCGGTCCTCGCGCCGTAGCGTGAACTTGCGTTCGGTGGACCACTTGCGCTCGCGGGCCGCCTCGTCCTGCGCCCGGTTGAACTCCCCGAGCTCTGCGGATGTCATCTTCCTGTAGGCAGGCGTGCCGCCGCCCGAGGTATCGCCAGCCTCCACACCAGCGAGGAAGCCGGGCTGTGCCGACTCAATCGCCCGGGCCTCCTCGTCGGACAAGTCCCGGGCCGGGATGCCCGCCGGGCTGCGACCGTCGCCGATGTACTTCAAACCCATAACGGAGCCTCCTACGCGCCTAGCGTTGCTGTGGTCTTGAGCCTCACGTCGAAGCTCATGACGAAACCGATGTACCCGTCGGCCACCAGCGGTAGCCGCTGCAACGGGCTGAACCGCTGGCGGTTCATAACCGTGATTGTGTGGTCCCATGACAGCTTCAGGTCATAGGTATCCATCAGCGTCTCAATCCAAGACTCGTACCGCTGGGCCATCCGGTCCAGCCGGGACGAGTCCCCGTTGCCAGCCGCCAGCGCGATGGCCACGTCAATCCCCCCGTTGAAGTTGACCTCGCGTACGTGGCCAGTGCTGCGCGTTACCTCGCGCGGGGGCGGGATGATGATGGCGAACGGCAGTCGGGCGTTGGCGTACGTCGGGGGCCACTCGTACACCGTCAGCGCCTCGCTCACCTCGCCTTCCGGGTCGGACGTTGGGAGCTGGTCGAGCGTGTCGTGCAAGTGCTGGCGCGCAGCGTCCCATGACAGCGTCATTATGCGAGCCCCGGGATGCGCCGATTGTGCTCGGCTTTGACCTGTAGCCAAATGCGCCACGTCTGGTTGCTGAGCTGGCTCTGGATGCCTTCGTACGTCGGCGGGGTGCCAGTGGCACCGGCAACGTGCGCCTCGCGTAGGTCGTGGAGCGTGTGCGCGACGAGCTCTTTGATCTCCTCGGGCACAGTGGCATATCCAAACGTGCCATCGATTTGCACCATCGCCCGGCGGGCGGGCCATACCGACAGTGGGGCCGCCGCAATGAACGACAGAATCTCGAGCTCCTCGAAGGGCAGCCCGAGCAGGCCGTTCGACTCAGGTAGGCCGCGTACCCATGCGCTAGACAGCAGCCACTCGTACCCGTCGTACGTTAGGTCGTTATCCGTGTCGATCCCGATGGCTGTAGCGGCCGTGAGCGCGTACTGCCGGCCCGCAGTGTCTTGGAGTGGCAGGGTTGCCCGGCCCGACCCGTCAAACACGTAGACGCCCGCGTGCGTGTTGAACATGCCGGGTGCCCAGCCAAGCGAGTGGTCAACGATGCGATCCACAGCACCAAGCTGCGCGACAAGCTCGGGGCTGGCCGCGCCACCGTCGCCGACGTTCGTTTTCGCGAGGAATTCATCGGCCTCAAGGTAGGGCGTCAGGTCGGCTGCCATCAGTCACATTCCTCTCACCGTAAGCGGGTGGGGTAGGGCGTCGGACAGGTCCGCCCTACCCCGTGGCCCGGCTTACGTGCCGACTGCAATCCACTCGACCACGCTCCACGGGTCAGTAGCGGCGACTGGCGTCACGTTCCCGGTCGCGGTCGGCTTCTCGCTGATGATCAGGATGCTCCCCGCCACAGGCGCATCCGTCTGGTTGCCAATCGACGCCCCGGTGAACATGTGCGTCAGCTCGAACGATCGAGCTGACGCCACTGCGGCCACCACCGTGGTCAGCCCCGTAGCAACCGTGTGGGATGCTGACGTGGGAGTCACGGTGCCCCGCGCCACCTTGTACCCCGAGGCCACGCCGGCCAGCGCAGCCGCGAGGACTGCGGTCACGTCTGTGCCGGCAACCTTGAGCGCGCCACCAGACTCGACGTCAATCACACCGCCGGACGCGACCGCAAGGCGATCACCCCCGGCGTCTCGCTTGATTCCAAGTGCCATAGTTCTGAACTCCTTCAGGATGAGGGCGGGTCGCAGTCCCCGCCCTCCCCTTGCTCAGCCGCCGGGGCTAGCCCTCGTCGGCCTCGTCGGCCTCATCCTCGTCAGCAGCGGCGGCAGCAGCCTGGGCAGCAGCCTGCGCCGCCGCATCTCGGGCCGCCTCGGCGGCCGCCAGCACATCAGCCTCGGCGGACTGCGCCTCCAGTAACGCCTCTTCCGCTGCCAGTAGGTTGGCCCCAGCCTCCGCTACTGCCAGCGTCGTGGGCAGTACCGCGAACCCCCCGGCGATCAGCGCCCGTGCGGTGTCCTCGTCTGCGTCCAGCGTTTGCCCCACATTAGCCGTGCCCAGTGGCCCGGCGTAGATGGTGCGCATGACTACTTTCATTGCTCGGTCCTCCCCGTAGGGCGCGGCTTACGCCGTGCCCTCGATGGGCGAAACGTGGATCTCGAGGTTGACCCCGGCACCCTGCGTATCAGGGCGCTTGCGGCCGCCGTACTTGAAGTACATGGCGGTACACGTCGCGTTCTGGGTCGCCCGGTCCACGTAGAGGCGCACGTACCGCAAGATCGGCCGGTGCACGTCGATGATGAACACCTCTTCATCGTCGCTATCCGCGACCACCTGCTTAGTGCCCGCAAGGTCGGCGGCAGTGCCCATGCCGACCGCTGAATCCTGCTGGGCCTTGATGGACGTGACGGCGTTCCCCACAATCGCTCCCATGGTGACCACCATCAGAACGCCCTCGTAGTTCTGCATGTCACAGACAGCGCCCTCGATATCGGTCGTGCCTGCCGCCCCGGCGGTAGCATTGATCGCGACCTCGCCGCTCAATTCGTTTCCAAGCTGCATGTTCTGTCTCCTTGTTCGTCTCGCCGTGTCGTGGTGCCTGGGCGGTTAGCCCAGCTTGACGCGGGTGAACGCCTCCTCGAGTACCGGCATCCCGTCCAGCTCGCGCCGTCCGATGTAGCCGATCTGGTTCGTGGTCGCGTACAGCTCCGTCAGCACCTGAACCTCGAGGCCGAACACGTCGGCGATCCAGTACCAATCAAAGTTGCCGTAAATGCCGACGTACAGGCCCGTGGTGAACGTGTTGGGCACGTACTCCGAGACCTTCAGCGGGCTGTCGAGGATCATGTCAGGCTGACCCGACTGAAGGCCCGGTGCCCAGACGTACTGCGAGTTTCCGTCCACCAGCTTGCGAATCTCGCGCACCGCATCGCGGTGAAAAATCCAGTTCGAGCCGGGCCAATAGGAGGCCTTCTGGTTGTACTTGGCGTTCATCAGGCCGTCCGTCGTAATGGCGGAGGTGGTGTTGTCGGTGGCCATGTCACGGGCAGTCGAGATGCCCTGCGGCGAGGCCGTGAAAACACCGAGCGGCTTCTGCGAGCCGTCCCCGGTGAGGTACGCCTTCTCCTCGGTGATGCCGAACTTGTACGACATTCGGTCGCGGACGAGCGTCTCGATGCCGCCCCGGGTCTTGCGGACCAGCGGGCGCGACAGCTTGACCAGCTTCGAGATGTACTCGGGCTTCAGCTCGCGCTTCCCGACACGGAGGGCATTGTCCTCCGTAACGGCAACGATCTCCTGCGTCCAGTCTGCATCGTTGAGGTCGGTCTCGAGGGTCGGCACGCCAAGGCTGCCAGCCTCCGTGAGCGACTCGACGTGCGATAGCTGGCGCATGAAGGTGGCGTCGTCTGCCGCCTGCACCAGCCCGGCGGCCATGACCTGCGGGGCGATCAGGTAGCCGCCCTCGGGGTCGTTGCTCGCCTGATGCGCGCGGAGCTCGGGGTGCTCCTCGAGGACCTCCACGTACCGGGCCGCGTTGCCGTTGGTCAGGTAGCTGCGGAAGGCCGCCATGGCCCGCACTTCAGCTTCCTGCTGCCCGCCAGTGGCACCGGCCCCGGCGTCAGTGTTGTCCCCGGTCGGCTTGTACCCCTCCTTGACCTGTGCCTCGGTCACGTCGATGACCTTGGAGCGCTTCTCAGCGTTGTCCCAGCGGGTGATCTCGGTATCGAGACGCTCGATGTCAGCCTCGTGCGCGTCGTACGCCGTGACCTCGTCCTCGGTCAGCGAGCGGTTTTCGGCCGACGCTGCATCGAGGTACTTCTTCATCGACTCCCATGCGGTCGCCCGGTCTTCGCGGGCCTTGCGGCTGCGTGCCCAATCCATCGGTGGTGTTCCCTTCGTAGTCGGTTGTTAGTTGCGGGACGGGTTCAGCTCAAGGAGCCGCATCCGCCGTCGCCTCAAATCCACATCGCTAGCACCGGCCTGCGAGGTGGGGTCGCCCCCGGCGTCGCTTCCAGTTGCCGCCCCGGGTGACTGCGCGTCGGCGCAGGGCGTGTACGTTGCGAGTTGGTCCTGTGCGCGTTTGAGGACTGGCGCGTACTCCGCGTCAACCTCGTTGAGGTGTACTTGCATGAGGAAGCGATTGCGCGCCTCCTCGTCGAGGTCCGCGATGCCCAGCATCTCAAGCATGGTCGGCACCATCGCCGACGCGCTCCGCAGGCTGGCGCTGGTGCCGGTGTGCGACGGGCCGACGACCACCGACACGTCGAACAGCTTCGCCTCAGTAACAGAGCGGATCGGCGTAGGCCGTGCCGACTCGTCCCACGCCTCCCGGACCGGCGTGAATGCGATCGACATCTCGTTGATGTTCTGAGCCCGCATGTTGATGGCGAGGTCCTTCGCATAGCTGGTCGGAGCCATGTCAGCCTCGACACGCAGGCCGCTGGGCGCCTCCGTGAGGCGCAGCGAGCCGGACCGCGACCGGGCGAGAACCTTCTGCGGGTCGTGCTGGATGAAAAAGTGGATATCCGACTCGACGATGGTCTTCGTGAAGGCCCCGGCATGGAACTGCTCACGAAACAGTCCCATGATGTCCGCTTTGCGGTCCCATTGGATCGCAGTGCCTTTGAATCCAATCGAGTCGCTGCCTTCGTCGGCGCGCACTTCGACATCATCGAAGGAGAACGAACGGGTCTCTTGCTCGGGCAGATTGAAGGGGTTGTTTCCCATGGCACACGACTCCCCGGATATGCGCTTCGGGGCCGCTATTGCGCATGGGGCCGCTGGCCTAGGTGTGGGCCAAGATTAGGGCTGGATGCCAGTCCAATGCAAACGGATTATGACCGCAGGGCCTTTGCTGAGCACCTCAGGTCGAGAACATTCATAGTTCCGCACCGTTTGCACTTGTGCCGAATAACTGCCCCACGGCCCTCGTAATCGCCGAGGGTGCGGTTGCATGAAGTGCACTTCCACTCTTGCACTTACTCCGCCTCCGCCTCCGCCTCCGCCTTATCTGGCTCATTATTCGATGGGTCGCTATCCCCAATATTCAACGGGATGAGCACCTCGCTGCCCTTGCCGTCCGGGAGGGGTGGATAGCCCAGCGAGGACCGAGCCTCATCCGGAACGAGGATGCGACCGTTCACACCGGCGGCCATCGCGCCCATGTGGTCGACGAGGCTTCCCTGCACCAGCTTGGTGCGGTCGAAGTGTTGGCCCCGGCCACTGCCGCCGAGGATAGTCATCGTGTGCACGTCCTCCACACGGCTAATGTGGTGGTCGAGGGTGTAGACGTTGAAGCCCCGGCCCTGCTCCTCGAGGCCGCTGCCCCACGACGTGCTCCGCTCAACGTCAGCCATCAAGTGCGGGGGCACGCCCAGTAGCCGCGCAAGCTCGACAACCTGAAAGCTGCGCGTGTTGAGCAGTTGCGACGCCTCGGCGGTCGGCTGGATTTGGTGAAACGTGAGGTCGCGGTCGAGGATGGCAATCTTGTTCGCGTTGGCCGAGCCGCTGTGCCGCTCATCCCACCGCCGCTGTAGTGCCTCGGCCTGCGTCTTCGTGAGGCTCTGTGTCGTGGACAGGACGCCACCCGGGACAGCGCCCTCGCTGAACTGGTTGCCAGCAAACTGCTCGGCAGCCTTGGCGAGCCCCAGCGCCGACGCGGCCATCGACACAACGTCGTACCCCTTGAGGCCGTCGTACCCGAAGCCCGGGATGTGGACGATCTGGCCGCCGTACATCCAATCGAGCTCGGCGTGCTTATCGTCAATGAGGTACGCCTTGCGGCCGTCCGCTAGGCGCAGCACCTTGACGCGATGCGGGGCGATGGGCCACGACTCGCGCGGCAGGCCGTTGCCGTCAAACACGATGTACTCGTACGCATTGCCCCCGGCGACCAGATGACCGAACACCAGCTCGTAAAACGTCTGCTTCGACATTTCAGGGTTGGGCCGCTCGTAGAGCCACTGGTCGAACGGGCTAGACACCCTGTGAGGGAAGCCGTGCTCGTCCTTCTCGATTGACCATGTGTCGAGGGCCGCGCACGTCGCCGCAACGACAGTCACGCCTCGCAGCCACCCCGTCACGGTGGCTGCGTTGGCGTGGCCCATGGCTGGCAGGCCCGGATTGCCCGCGTTGTCCAGCCAGACGATACCCCCCGACGACTGGGCGTATTGACCCAGCACCGCCGCCTCATTCTTTTTGAAGGCAATGGCAGGCGCAGCCCGCAAGGCCCGGCCCATGAAAGTCATTCGTTACTCCCGTTAATGCCTGACGTTGCCATTGCCGCAATGAAGATCAGGGCGGCCCCGCCGGACACGAACCCGGCAGCAGGATGCGCGAGGTACGCGCCGTATGTAAAGACGGCCATACCAGCCAGCTCGACCCCCTGCCAGAACCAGCTCATTAGAGGCTGATTTTCTCGTTGGCCGAGACGACGTAGTTCGACGGGTCCGGGCCGTTGTCCTGCCATCGGCCAATGTGCTGGCCGTTGCCCCCGTGTCGGGTCACCTCGTTGAGGTCAATCGTGATGTTGTCAGACAGATACACCCCGTACTCGTGCCGGTACTGCTGGATGGTCGCAATCCCGTTCTGATGAACGTTTGGCCGCGTCTCGTTGTTGGCCGTCCACGGCTCGTTGACGAACCCGAAGTCAACGATGTTCTTCGTGACGTGGATGGGGTGCGGTGTCCCGTCGTGCGAGCCGCTGTTTTGAACATGGATGCCTGCGGGCCAGCCCCAGCCCAGCGGCACCGCGCCGGGTACGCTGGGCTGTCCATTGAACTGGCACACGTTCTGCGTGATCAGTGCGTTCCGTGAGACTTCGTGCTTGATGCCGACCTGTCCGTTTCGCACCGCCCAGATGTAGCGATAGATGATGTTGCGGACGTGGATGTCACCCCAGACGCCAGCCATGCTGTTCGCCTCGGCTAGCAAGTACTCAATGACGGCCGTAGCCTCGCCGTCGTTGGGGCCGAACACAATTTTGTTCCCGGCCTCCCACTGGCCACCGCCGTGCTTCCCGTTGCGCTTCATCTGGCCGTGGTGAATGTGCGTGCCCGCACCGATGGCCCCGCCAAACCCGTTCGACCAGTTGTCATCGAGGATGAAGTGATGGAGGATCATGCCCGGGGCGACCCGGACGCCATAGCCCTCCGCGCCATCGCGGCCGATGATGTCGCGCACGACCGCGCCAGGGAAGCCGCCACCGCCACCCAGCGCACCCTTCTGGCTCGCAGCGTTGCCGCCCCTGCCGCCCGGGTAGTACCCGACGTACTCGAAGCCACCGATCTCCCTCACGCCTGACGCGCCCTCGAAGACTGGGCCGACCGCGCCCTCCGGGCGGATGAACTTCGCGGTGCCCGAGGACTTCTTGTATGAGCGCAGGGCCGTGCCGTCCTCACTCACCTCGTATGGCGCAGCCGTGTTCTCGTCAACCAACACGTCACCGATGATGGTGTCACCAAAGCGCGGCTGCCCACCGACGAACTGCTCGTACACGCCAGCCAGAGCGAACACCCGGTCGGGGCCGGGGAACTGGTCCAGCCATCCACCCGGTGCCGTAGTCGGCACGAGGATGGCGTTCGGTGCCGGGGTCGGAATGTCCGCCGTATTGAAGATGGCCAGTGTGACGCTCTGGAGCTCCCGGCCGCCATCGGTCTGGGCTGCATCGGTCGTGATCGTAATGTCGTCATTCGTCCAGAGCTTTGTGTCAAACGGCACCGCTCGTGCCGTGCCCAACGTGCCGCCAAAGTCGTACGGGGCAGCGGACTCGACGCGCTGCTCGACCCCGTTCACCGAGAAGGCGACAGTGTTGACCGGCTCGAGCGGTTCGTACCAGATGTACACCGACCCGCTGATCTGCGGCACGCCGGCGAGCAGCTTGGGGTTGCTGCGGTCCGGCTGCGTGCTCATCCACAGTGCACCTGTGGTCGGCTCAGGGTCCGGGGGTGGCTCCGTGGGGGTGCCCACGTACGGCGCGTGGTGGGCACCCGCGTTGGCTGTGTGGGCCACCAGTGCGGCCTCCACCACGTTCTGCCGACCGGCGATCTGGGTCACCATCTCATTGGTGGTGGTCAGGTCGCCAGTCGTTGCCAGCTCTTCAATCTTCGTTGTCGGGGTAGCGGCCATGGTGGGCCTCCTATTCGTTACCAGATGTTTGGGACGGGCGCGGGCTGCTCGAGTGTCGCCCGGACGGCCCGCCAGACTGCCATCACCACGGCCACGGTCGCATCCATTGGATTGCTGGCCCGCGCCTTGGTCACACGTTGGACCCCTCCTCGCCCCGTCGCAATCGCCGTGTTGTTGAAGTGCTCCCTGAGCTTGGGGTCCTCGGGGAACACGACCAGCCCGCGCACAGCCAGATCGTAGGTGGTCGCGGTAGCGGCACCCATACGCATATCAGACTGCGGGAACTCCTCCATGGGGATGCCCCGGCGCTCCAAGGCCGCTGCACTCCATGTGATGAACTGCGGGTCGTACTGGACGCTGTGCACGTCGTACTGAAGATTCGACTCGAGGATGAACTGCTCCACCTCCTCGATGGGCAGCAGCCAGCTATCGTCAGGCTTGCCGTCCGGCCCCAGCGGCCGCTCCCATACGCGCGCCTGCACCCGTAGGCGCTGTGTGACTACGTCTAGGAATATCTTGACGTCCTCGGGCAGCTTGCTGATGTCCAGCTCGTCCTCGCGGTCGGGGTCCAGCTTCTCGAGCGCGGCTGACAGTAGCTCGAGCGTTTCCTCGTCAATGTCGTCAATCCATTGGACGTGCGCCACCGCCGTGGTGTCCCGCTTGGTGCTGGCGTCCCAGCCCATGAAGGTCAGGCGGCCCGGCACCAGTACGGCCAGCTCGTCGTCAATCGATTTGCGGTAGGTGCCCGGCGGCAGCCAGCTATCGTCACTGCCGACCCACTGGTTCAGGAAGTACCGGCGGAACTGAGACTCGCGGGTATTGTCGGCCTTGTCCGACAGCGACTCCTCGAATACCAGCAGCCCATACGACGGGTTCGCCTGCTCCCATGCGCGGGGGTTCTTCCAGTCCACCTCGTCCGGCGGGTCGCTGGGGTTGCCAGCCATGAACCATTTGGACAGATAGGTCGGGTTGACGACCTCGCCGCGCTCGATGGCACGACCCTTCAAGTACTCCTCGCCGCATACGGTCTTCAGGTCGTACCCGGCGGTGGTGATCATGACCACCTGTGCGCGCTTGCGCCCCACCGTGCCATTGGTGATGACCTCGAAGTCCGTGCGTGACCACTCGTGAAGCTCGTCGAGGATGGCCAGCGTGATGTTCTTGCCGTCGTTGCGACCCTTGGCAGCCGCAATCTTCTGAAGCTTGCCCTTCTTGTTGATGGGTTTGATGCTGTTGGCGAACACCTCGGCAACCTCGGACAGGGCCGGGGACTGCTCGACCATCTCCACACAGGCATCGAACACGAGCCCGGCCTGCTCCTTCGACGTAGCGCCAACGACGCACCAGGGGGAGGTGACGTACGGGTCGCCGAAGACGTGGTACAGCGCCAGCGCCGCCGCCATCGTTGACTTCCCGTTCTTCTTGGGGAGCCCCAGCAGCGCCCAGCGGTACTGAAGGTCACCGGCAAGGTTGCACGTGAACAGGTCACGTATCCATGCCCGCTGCCACTCCATCAGGATGAGCGGCTCGCCGTAGTGGTCTCCCTCGGGGTGGACGCAGTACGCCTCAATCCACGCGGTGACGTCATCGCCCAGCGTGTACGTGTAGTCAACGAACCGCTCCGGGCGACGGGTGGCCAGCGCAGTGCTCATGCCCCTAGTTACCCCGCCACCGGCGGCCGTCCGCCATAACGCGCGTCAATACCGCGATCGTGGCCATTATCACCCTCCGCAGGTGCGCTGTGCTTTATGACACGAGGCCAAGCTGTCGGCATCGGATTCCACAGGACAAAGCGAGATAATGGGGAATAATCGGTCATTTCGGTTGTGGACCCCTCGGTACGAGGTCGGTGACGCCCCGGGCCTTGAGGTTCTCCTCCAGCGTCCTGCCAGACAGGAAGTCGATGCCGAGTCGCATCTGCGATAGCGGTGTCAATCCGAACTGGTCCTCGTACCGCATCATCATCTGGTCGAGCTGGCGGATGATTGACCAGTTGGGGTGCCGCACGAGGTTGCCGTTGTCTGTCTGGATGGTCGCCCGTTTGGCGACCTCCTCCCAGAGCGCCTGACGTTGCCCCACTGCCTGCGCGTACTGCACCAGCGGCCGCATGGCTGGCCCACTGGGGTCCACGTACACCGCCGACCGAGACCGCCAGTAGGCGGACCACCACGCGAGGCCGTAGTCGTTGAGTCCCATCGGCGGATCGGGCACCGTCGCGACTGCATCAGCATCGAGGTCGTCGGTGTCTATGACTGTCGGCTCGGTCCGGTGTGCCGTCGCCCCGGGTGTCTGGTCCTCGAGGTCGTCGTACGCCTTTTGAATCCTACCGGCCATGTGTCACCACCCCCCTCGGATCCGCTTCATTTCTCGGACGTAAAAAAGGCGC